TTGTATACTCGCTTTCTGAACGAAAAACTGTTAAAATAAGCAAAGAAGAATATCGGGCAAATGTTAATAATTACGCTAACCAAACTACTAAAGTTTTCTATAAAGTAGACGGGATCTTCTTCAAGTCAAAAGAATTATTAGATCTATACTATAGAAAGACTAGAGATAAAACGGTATTAAAAGTCGACCAGTATAATATGTCTAAAAAGTTTAATGATATTGAAACAATAACGAGAGAAGAACACAAAAATGGTAAAAACTAAAAAAATTCAAATTAAAGACCTTGTCGCAGGGATGAAAATTAAAACTAAAACCGAGCAAGGAGAAGTGGTTTTCAAAACAGTAACCGACAAATGGGATACTGTTGTAAAAACCGAAGACCAAGTTCGTTTAGAGTTCGAAAACGGTGTTGTATTAAACTGCTCCGTAAATCACCCTATTATGGTTCAGGGCAACTCGGGGTCTTTCTTACAGAAGAAGCCCAAAGAACTTACAAACGAAGATCGTGTTCTTACTGAAGTAGGGTTTACTCGTTTGCTAGTTGCCGATTTCGAGCAGCAAAACGACACTAGCTATATCGATATTACCGTAGAGGACACTCACACTTTCTTCGCATCTGCTAGCAAAGAAGGTCCAATGGTTCTAACTCATAATAGCCAAGGTGGTATTAGAAACGCCAGTTGTACTGTGACATTCCCCATTTGGCATTACCAGTTTGAAGACCTCATTGTACTTAAGAATAATCAAGGCACTGATGAAACTAGGGTACGTCAAATGGACTATTCAGTAGTGGTCAATCGAATGTTTTGGAACCGTTATAAGAATGGTGGCACTATTACTCTATTTGATCCGCACGAAGTTCCAGACCTATACGAAGCATACTATCGCAGCACGGAAGAATTTGAACAACTATACTTGAACTATGAAAAGCATCCGACAATTAAAAAGAAAACAATATCAGCGGATGAGATATTCAAAAATGGAATCCTTAAAGAGCGAACTGACACAGGGCGTATCTATCTTGTCAACATCGATAATGTGATCTCTCAAGGACCTTTTGATACTGTACTAGATCCCATATATCAATCGAACCTTTGTCAGGAGGTACTTCTTCCGACCAAGCCATTTCAGAGAATTGAACCAACTAGAAAATTGATTCGGGTTAAAAAGTCCAATGTTGACGAGTTTATGAAAAATAAACCCACAGATATGGTTAAGATTAAGAAGATAAAATAGTTAAATGTTCCTAAAGTACATAGTAATGATAAATAACTACAATGTACATTAGGAGTGATAAATGACCTTTACAAATACTTGGTTAATGATTAAGAAACATAAAATTACCGGATTAAAATATTTTTGTAAAACTACCGGAAAAGACCCTATAAAATATTTAGGATCCGGTACTTACTGGAAACGCCACTTAAAAGAACATGGCAACGAAGTCGAAACAGTATGGTGTCAATTATTTGATAACAAAGACGAAATTTATCAATTTGCCACTAATTTTAGCAAAGAGAACAACATTGTAGATGCTAGAAACGAGAACGGTGATAGAATTTGGGCAAATTTAATCGAAGAGAACGGTATAGACGGTGGAGGCAATAAAAATCTTCCAATGTCTGCTGAACAAAAAGCAAAATTAACAGATACGTGGGAAATTATTACCCCGGTTGGTGAAATTTTAATTTTAGAAAATATGTTAGAATTTTGCCGGAATAATAAGTTAAACGCAAGTGCAATGAGTGCTGTTGCAAGAGGGAACAAAGGACACTACAAAAAATATAAGTGTCGTAAACTTACTAATAATAGAAATATTATATACGAGTTTAAGGAAAAACGATATTTAACGGATGATGAGAAAAGCAAAATAAACAGTGATAGTGTAAAAAAAACAAAACGGGCTAATGCTACTCCAAAAATAAAATATAATGATGTTATATATAACACATTAGTTGAAGCAATAGAGGCAACTGGAATAAGCAGACATCTTTTGATAAAACACGGCGAACTATTAAGAAATAATTAAGGTAAAAATAATGAATACATTATATGAAGAAATAGAGTATCTTCCGGAAGAACTGGATGACGAATACGAATACTACGAAATTGATGAGGCAGATGGCAGAGTGGCCTTATGCACCTTGGGATCAATCAATTGGGGATCATTTACCAATCCTCAACAGATGCGCAAAGCATGTCGAGTATTGGTTCGAAGTCTAAGTAATTTGTTGAGCTATCAAGACTTCTTGAGTATTCAAAGTAAACTGGCTAATGATGAATTTGAGCCTCTAGGCGTGGGTATTACTAATCTAGCCTACTGGCATGCCAAACGTAATTTTAAGTACGGCACTCCTGAAGCACTGGCAGAAGTCAAACGCTGGATGGAGCATCAAGCATTTTATCTCACTGAAACCAGTGTAGAGTTAGCACAAGAACGTGGCGCCTGCACAAAAAGTGCTCAGACATATTATGGACGTGGAGTATTTCCTTGGGAGCGCCGTGCTGCAGGTGTCAATGAACTAACAGACTTTACACCTAGCTTAGATTGGGAACCTCTACGTGAACGCATGAAGCAATACGGTATACGTAATGCAACGCTGATGGCCGTTGCCCCTGTGGAATCCAGCAGTGTTGTTCTAAACTCCACCAACGGAATTGAAATGCCCATGGAAATGATCAGTGTGAAGGAATCTAAAGCAGGTTCATTTGTACAGGTTGTTCCAGAATATCGAAAATTGAAAAACAAATATCAACTCATGTGGGAACAGCGAGACTGCGTAGACTATTTGAAAACTGCTGCGGTGTTGGCTGCATATGTTGACCAAAGTCTCAGCACTAACACATTCTACTCACCCAAACATTTTAAAGATGGTAAAGTACCAGGTACACTGATTGCTAAGAATTTAATGCTGGCTTACAAGTGGGGCCTGAAGACGATATATTATAGCCTAATTTCTAAAACTGATTCTAAACATATTTTAACCACAACTCAAAATTCATTAGTGTCTCAACCAGTTACCGTTTACGAAGACGAGGACTGTGAATCTTGCAAGCTCTAGCCTGTAAATTATAAGTTTTCTGTAAGTTGTGATAAATAATCTTATAGGAGACTTGTATGAATTACCAAAAAATATACAACAACATAGTAAGGAGAGGACAAAATAGAATATTAGAAGGATATAGTGAAAAGCATCATATCGTCCCAAGATGTATGGGAGGAACTGATGAAGTAACTAACTTAGTATCGCTAACACCAGAAGAACATTATTTGTGTCATCTGTTATTAGTTAAAATACATCCTAAAAATATAAGACTTGTCAAAGCCGCTATGTTTATGGTATCATCGAACAATAATGTAAAAAGAAATAACAAAGCATATGGTTGGATAAAAAGACAATATTCTGAATACATGCGTGGTCCAAATAATCCACAAAAGATAAATCCTATTAAGGGCGAGCAACATTACGCCTTTGGTAAAAAACTGTCTCCCGATCATTTTACAGAAAACGGTAAAAAAGTATTAGCAGATAAAATGCTAGGCAACAAGAATCCATGTGCAGGTATTAAGCCGTGGAATCATCCCAGGGCAACTGATGTAACTCGTGCATTATGGAAAAGAGCCGATGAGATTCACAATATATGGATTGTCAACAATAAACCGTCATATTGTAAGTTATACGGATTGACCATGAATAAGAATTATAACTGGAAAGATGATGGCAAAGAAGCAGGACCCTTTATGAACATGGTAAAATATTTTAGGAGCGGATGGGTTCCTACAGCAGACATAGAATGGACACAATATAAATGAGCAAAGAACAATATAATTTAACAAAACAAACCAACTACCTTAAACGTACCATGTTTCTTGACCCAGCAGGTCCTGTGACTGTGCAGCGTTTTGAAGAAGTGCGCTATCCCAAAATTGCTAAATTTGAGGAGATAGCTAGAGGATACTTTTGGGTTCCGGAAGAGATTAGCCTTACCAAAGATAAAATGGATCACAAAGATGCCAGCGATGCTGTCAAGCATATTTTTACCAGTAACTTGTTGAGACAAACTGCATTAGATAGTATTCAAGGTCGTGCGCCCAACCAAGTGTTTGGCCCTGTGATTTCAATTCCTGAATTAGAAGCACTGGTCAGCAATTGGAGTTTCTTTGAAACAAATATTCACAGCAAAAGCTATAGTCACATCATTCGTAATGTCTATGCTGTACCTAAGGAAGAATTTAATAAGATTCATAATACAAGTGAAATAGTCGGCATGGCCGCCAGCATTGGGAGATATTATGAAGAATTACATGTTCTTAATTGCCGTAAGGAAATGGGTGAAGAAATTTCTACGCATGATCACAAGAAAGCGATTTTGCTGGCACTACACGCGAGCTATGCATTGGAAGCATTCCGCTTCATGGTATCATTTGCCACCTCATTAGCCATGGTGGAAAATAAGATCTACATTGGCAATGGCAACATTATCAGTTTGATCCTGCAGGATGAATTATTACATGCGGAATGGACAGCTTGGATTATTAACAATGTAATTAAAGATGACGCAGACTTTGCCAATTTAGTTGAAGAGTGCAGAGCTGAAGTGTATGCTATGTATATGGAAGTAATAGAAGAAGAAAAGGCCTGGGCGGACTATTTGTTTAAGAAAGGGCCTGTAATTGGTTTAAATGCCGACATTCTTAAAAACTTTGTTGACTATACTGCATTCACTCGTTTAAAGGATATTGGAATTAAATATCTTGGTGAACATCCTAAGAACAGTCCGATTCCTTGGTTTAATAAACATTTGAATATTGGTAAAAAACAAAGTGCATTACAGGAAACTGAAAGCACAAACTATGTAATCGGTGCCATGGGCGATTCTGTCAACTACGACGAACTTCCAGATCTATAAAGGAAAAAATAATATGACAACAGCAATCGTTTGGTCAAAATATAATTGCCATTTTTGTGACATGGCCAAAGCCCTACTAAACCAAAACAACATTCCATTTGAGGAACGCAAGATTGGTGATGGGTATACTCGAGAAGATTTATTGGAAGCAGTGCCCAATGCAAAAAGTGTTCCGCAGATTTTTTTAGACGATAAATTGGTAGGTGGTTATCAAGAACTCTTGAGGAGTTTGAATGTCTAAAGAAAAACTTGATCAATTGGCTCAAGCACTAAAGAAGTCAAAATCTAAAAATGTTA